CGGAGCTTAGTATGTTTGCTACGCAGGAGACCCAAAAGGGAAAACCACCCTTTAGGAAGAGCCCACTGAAGCATGGACATGCTAATCGAGTCGGAAGCACTGCTTAGATCGATGGTTGCTAACCCATCAACCTCACTAGCAGAGCGCGCAAGCGCCCGATTCATCTTCTGTTGCGTAGACAGATCAATTCCGAAGAATTGACGAAGTCTACGGTTCAGAACACTAGCTAGTCCCAGCTGGAAATACATACCCAGCGAAGGCTCAGTGCAAATAGTCCGACAAACGTCGTTGTCTTTTGGCACGAAGGATAGTCGGTTATGATCCACAACGAGGGCAGAGCCGAAACATTGGGTGCGGATGCGTTCAGCATCCTCCCAAAGACGCCTGCCTTTGACGTGGTGGCTGTACAGGGTGTACAGCAGACTGTTAGGCGTCGTTAAAGGTCCAGCGAACAGCTTCGTATAGAAGTCCTGTCCGAAAGACCCAAGCGACGCGCCCGGCCCCATTCTCGCCTCACTTAGAAGCGAAAGTGGATTGTCACAAAGTGAAGAAGGATCCCCTTCAGAGGGGATCCAAAACCTTCGCAACAACAACCGAAACTCCCCGAGGATCACATCCTCAACAAGGGAACGGTTAGGAGACAACACCCAAGCAGAACACTGACGGTTCACGTCCTGAAACTTTATCAGGGCGCGGGACTCAGCGTCTTCATGAATGTTATCGGCTAACTTCTTGGTAAGACTATCAAGAAGTCTTCTACCCGCGACATCGCGAGTACGGAAGCCCGGGCCTCCCACACTAGGACATCCATCGAAACGGATGCCCTGGTTCAGGAGATCAATCTGAACATATGAAGAAAGAGCATGAGCAGTCAGAACTGACACTTACTTCTCCTCATCAATGCTATGGCTTACGCCATAAGGGATTTATGCTCACACGAAGATTAGCCGGAAGGCTTGTCCAATGTGAACATAGAACGGGCGAGAACAACAGCATCCTCAAAAGTTGGTGCTTTGCCGTTGGCCAGAAGGACTGCCGCAAGCTTGCGGACATCTCCGACTGTCACGACTGGAGCACTGTCATCATGGGGAGTGAAATTCGCGTCCAAATCATCCACAACACGCAT